CGGTGTTATCCAAGGAATATCAGGGCACGCCTTTAGTGTTTCACGATGAGTTTCAATAAACTTACGAGAAACCTCTTCCCAAACGCTAGCAGGACAACTATCATGTAGTTCTCTATGGAGAGCTCCAAGTTGATGATAAGTCACTTTGGCTTTATCAACACCGCTGATAGAACTTCTGGTTTTACCGAGTAGTATACCCATATTGATATACTTTCTCTCAACAAATTTTGGTTTTTCTTCTTTGATAAAATCTCCGAAGAAGAGATCAGATGACTTGTCTCTTCGATAACGAGGAGGACAATCAAATGTTACTGAGTTTATAACCACTATAGGTTTATCAGGTAAGGAGAAAAGGGTCTTTCCAACAGAAGTTGTCAGACCAGCAAAATTGGTTATTTTAGACCAATTCTTTCTCAAATATATCCTTTTTCCTAACATAGTACAATCATCGCCGTTAACTAATAATCGGCATTTCTCAGCATGATCAGGGCCTTCAAAATTTGTTAATCTATATCTCTTATTATCACTTAATTCTAAAGCCCACCGGCATAAAGCCGCATTGGCGAGACAAAGAAAAGGAAAAGAGGTAATAGATCCCATAAGTTGACCATCAGTTTGAGGTCTCAAAGAACCATCTCGATATTTAAAAAGATGTCCTGTTAGGCTACGTCTAAGTAGCACTTCATCAACGTAGTGTGGAGATTCCATATCAATTTCACCAACCGGAAAATTGAGGAATGTACAGAGATCGTTATCCGGAGGATTAACTCCCTCGTTCAAAATTCCACACAATTCATTTACTAAAACTTCAGACACCCAACCTCTTAGGTTATCAGTAGAAGCCTTATAATCACCGTTGAGAAACATATCTGTTTCATCGAAATCGGGGAAGGTCTTATTTATTATATCTACTGTCACAGGAGTCCCAATCAACTGGAAAACATCGAGTTTTCGTAATGTTGAATGAAGAAACTTCTGTAGAGGTTTCAGATAAGTATATAAAAGAGGAGGTCCTTTACTAATCACTCTAACCTTAAGAGCTTCAGCAAGACCAACAGGTTCTACAATTGCCTGTTCATATTCCGCTAATTCTTTTATCTTATCCATTGTCATAATCCATCTTTTTCGAAGATTCTCTTCATCGTAGGCAACCGCCTTCAACCTTTCCAAAGGCATGATGTTGAAAATATCAGGTGAAAATTCATCTATTTCCATTTCTTCGATGTTACAAACTCCAGTTGCATCTACTAAAGTGGCTACAATATGTTTTCCCCTGCTTAGTTCTTTATGGTTTCCAAGACGATCGATCTCTTCAGGTCGAAAGTAGAAATCTCCTTGATCAAAGAACTCTTCGCTTTCACGTTTAGCGTTATTAATCCTCATATCCATAACTTCTGGAAGGACTTTGATGACAAATTCACCAACAGCTCCTCCTTTAGCCCGACTACGATTGTAGTTAGCATTGGTTGACGGACAGAATGGCTCATAATGCATTCGATTAGTATAACGTAAACCCCTAAAAATTTCACGAACAGTGCGTCTAAGTTGATAACAAACTTCAGTTTTATTCAAACTGGTTTCTATCCCATGATTTGATAAAATCTCATCATCTGGAAGGGGACGAGGTGGACTCGTTAAGAAGTCGGCTGTTTCATACTCCTTCTTCTCTACCATA